ATACTCCCACACCAGAGATTAGATTTAAAACTGGATCGACAGAGTTTACACTTACCACAAGTGAAACCAATGTTAAAAACTTACCAGGACAACAATCAGTAGTAAGAGCTTCAACGAGATATGAAACGGGTGGAACTGTTGATCAGTGGGAACAGCAAAAGTTTAAAAGAATAGATACTACAACTATTGAATCCAAAGTTAAGGTAACCGGCAGTGTCGGTGCAACACTAACAACACAAAATCAACATACACATGTTGAAGAGGCGGAGTATTTTGATCCTATAGCACAAACATTTGTTGTCGGAGGAAATGTCGAAACACCTTCTGCTGTAAATCAAAATGATGATAAAGATGGTGCGTTTTTGACCGCAGTTGAAGTATTTTTTGCAACGATAGATGAAGAACATCCAGTGAGATGCCAAATAAGAACCGTAACCGGTGACGATAGACCTTCTAGATTTGTATTGGCAGAAAAGGAGTTAAGACCAAAAATCTCAAAGGATGGTGCAATTATTGATAATATATTAACTTCTGATGATGCCTCTATTCCAACAAAATTCACTTTTGATGAACCCATATATTTGGCACCAGGAACGGCATATGCAATTGTATTAGTCGCAGAAAAATCTGTAAATTATACTGTTTGGTTAGCAAATCAGGGAGATAGAATTGTTAATCCGGAAGCTTCCAGTGCAGCTCTTACTGAAAACTTTAGTGTATCTGGTAATGAAGTAGTTGAACAGACACAATATACTACTCAATACGCATTGGGTTCATTCTTTAGATCACAAAATGGTAGTTTATGGACAGAAAACCAAAGACAAGATCTTACATTTAGATTATATAAGGCAAAATTTACTTCTCAATTAGGAACTGTATCATTTAACAATCCCCAATTAGATGAAAGTAATGGTTATGTAAAAGAGTTGAGAAGTAATCCCATTAGAACATTACCAAAAACTGGAAAAATTGGTATTACGACATCTAGTTATCTTGATTCAACACTTGTTCCTGGAAGAAAGATCGCATCTCCAGACGTAAATAGAGTTGCAAGTGCCGTAATTACTGGTTCTGGAGGACCAGCATCTGCTGTAGCAACTGTATCTGGATTTGCTGGTTCCAACTATGTTGTTGATAATGATGTAGAAACTTTTAATATTGCAGGTAAAGGAACTGGATTAAAATTAAATATTCAATCTATAGACTCATCTAATGGTGAAATTACTGGAATTGCTATTGTATCAGGTTCTGCAGGTCTCGGATATCAGGTCGGTGATGTAGTTGGTATTGTTACCAGCACAGTTGATAGACAAACTGGATCTGGAGCACAAATAAAAATTGAAAGTATTGGAAATAGGAACATGATTTTTGTTTCCAATATTCAGGGCGATACACAATTCTCGGATAATTTAGGATCCAATTTATTCTACTATGCCGATGATGGTACTATTACAAATGCTGATGATGGTGGAAGTAATGATATTGATATTTTATCAGTATCTTTTGATGGTGGAGTAAATAATGGAAATTATTTAAAGGTCGATCATTTTAATCATGGAATGTATTCTTCAACTAACAAGGTTAAATTAAGTGATGTGGAGCCAAATACAATTCCTACAACAATTGTAGGTAGTATATCTGAATCTAAGACTGGTTCAGTTAGTATTGCTGATACGACAGGATTTGCTAAATTTGAAGGATTGGATGTCAGTGAATCTAATCCAGGATATGCAATTATTAATAATGAAGTTATAAAATATAATTCTGTTATATCTGGATCTCCTTTCCCAGCTGGTTCTTTAACCATATCCACAGATGGTAGAGGAGAAGAAGACACCTCTCCCTCTGATCATAGTTCTGGTGATGTGATTAAAAAATATGAATTAAACGGTATTTCTTTAAGAAGAATTAATAATGTAACTCACACAATTTCTTCACTAGGTCTTGAAGATGATAGTTATCATATAGAAATTGATAGATCAAGCACTTATGGTGTTGATAGAAGTGCAGATTCATCAAGTTTACCCCAGGTATCATTTACATCTGATGAATTTGCTGGTGGAGACGATGTATTAGCTACTGAAAATATTTTATTTAATGCAGTTATTCCATCATACGACATAATTACCCCAACAGGTGGAAATGAAAGTTCATTCACTAGTGCAGATGCATCTATAAGAACAATAACGGCAACAAGTATTAGTGGAAATGAACCTTCATTTAACGATAATGGATTTGAAAGTATTTCTTTAAACAGATATAATGCACTAAGAAGTGTGAGAATGGTTGCCTCTAAAGTTAATGAGGATGAATATCTATCTAGTTTACCTAGAAGTAAATCATTTACAACAAATATAATATTATCATCAAATAATGAAAATTTATCACCAATGATTTATTTGAATGGAGGATCTTCCACAGAATTTATTAGTAACAGATTAAATCAACCAATTGATCCAGAATCATACAGTTCAAATCGTCTCATAAAATCAATAGATGAAAAAGATCCTCATTCTTCGGTATATGTTTCACAAGATGTATTTCTTAGACAACCATCAACATCATTAAAAGTTATTGTAGCGGCATATCGTCATGAATCATCTGACTTTAGAATGGCTTATAAGTTAATCAGAGAAGATTCAACTTCTATAGAGCAATCCTTTGAACTATTTCCAGGATTCAAAAATTTTGATAGTAGAGGAAATGTTATTGATTCTACGAAAAATGATGGGAGACCTGATACTTTTGTTCCACCAAATTCTGACGGAGAATTTAGTGAATATGTATTTACTGCAGATAATCTAGATCAATTTGTCGGTTATTCTGTAAAAATAATGATGAATGGAACAAATCAGGCATATTATCCCAGGATAAAAGATATAAGAACCATTGCATTAGCTTGATATGATTAGAGTAGAAGGGCATTCAAACTTATATCGTGATGAAAAAACTGGTGCCATAATTAATATGGATACTGTTGGTTATCAAAATTATTTAAATTCTTCTAAAAATGCCAGAAAAGAAAAAGAGGAACTTAATAATATGAAAAAAGATATTGAAGATATTAAAGATGTTCTAAAAGAGATTTTGGGAAGACTTACATAGGTATATTCCTAAATACTAATTAGATAACAATATATTGAAGTAAATGGCTGCCGTATATGTTGCTAATATTATAATAAATGCAGGGGCTGATTTTAGTCAATCTTTTAATCTTACTGACACCTCAAATACTCCTACCAATTTGACGGGATATACTGTATCTGCACAATTGAGAAAACATGCTGGTAGTAACACAAAAACAGACTTTGTCGTTGATATACCATCTCCTGAAACTGAAGGAACTATAAATCTTTCACTCACATCTACTCAGACAACCAACTTAAAACCTGGTAGATATATGTATGATGTTGTAATTCAAGAACCAGATCCAGGAACCAAAACTAGAGTCGTTGAGGGTTCGGCATTAGTTAGGGAGGGAGTAACCAAGTAATGGCAGATATAAAAGTTCGTGTAGGACAAGCAGATGCTATTAGAGTATTGTCGTCTGCAGAAAGATCTTCTTCAGCTTTTAGTGTAAATGGTGGAACTGCTAATGTTACGGCATTAACTGTTTCGGGTCATAGTAAACTTAATACGTTAAATGTAACTGATTTAGCAACATTCAACTCAAGTGATAATCCTAGTATTGAAGGCATCACTGTTGATGGTTTCAATGAAAAAATAAAAGTTGGGATTGGAGTAACAATTACTAATGGCAATATATTTGCCCAGTTTTTGGCAAATTTTGGAAGTTTAAATATCTCAGGCGATTCTACTTTTAATGGGTTAGTTGATATTAATGCAGGTGGTCGGGCAAATACATTTACGGTTGAGAATTTAACTTCTGGACGTGTTGTTCTTGCCGGAACAAGTGGACAATTAATTGATAATACAAATCTGACATTTAGTGGTTCATTACTCTCTATTGGTGTAAATTTAGATGTTGATGGTCAAACAGATTTAGACGTTCTTAATGTTGCCGAGACTGCCACATTTGCAGGTAATATTAATGCTAATGGTAATTTAGATGTTGATGGTCAAACAGATTTAGACGTTCTTAATGTTGCCGAGACTGCCACATTTGTAGGTAATATTAATGCTAATGGTAATTTAGATGTTGATGGACAAACTGAACTTGATGATGTGAATATATCTGGTATTACCACATTTGCAGGTAATATTAATGCTAATGGTAATTTAGATGTTGATGGTCAAACAGATTTAGATGTTCTTAATGTATCTGACACGGCTACATTTGCGGGTAATATTATTGCTACTGGTGAAGCAGAATTAAATAATTTAAATATTGTAGGTATTGTTTCATTTTCCGAAGGTACAAATTTTGATACAGAGGGTAATTTAGCTGCTGCTGGACGTTCTACACTTAACACTTTACTGGTAACTGGTATTGCCACATTTACATCTTCTATTGATGCTAATGGTGACTTGGATGTCGATGGCCATACCGAATTAGATAATTTGGGTGTATCTGGTATTGCTACATTTACATCTTCTATTGATGCTAATGGTGACTTGGATGTCGATGGACATGCTGAACTTGATAATGTTAATATTTCTGGAGTATCAACTTTTGTTGGGATATCAACTTTTCAAAATAATGTGTTTATTGATGGATCATTAACTGCCGGACTTTTAGATGGAGGTTCATTCTGATGGCAAAACCAAGTACTAGACAAGGATTGATTGATTATTGCTTTAGGAGACTGGGTGCTCCGGTATTGGAAATAAATGTTGATGATGATCAGGTAGATGATCTTGTAGATGATGCAATACAATTTTATAATGAAAGACACTTTGATGGTGTTGAAAGAATGTATCTTAAATATCAAATTACACAAGATGATATTGATAGAGGAAAATCTGGTGGTGCTGGTGGAGTTGGAATAGCAACCACTTCTGCCACCTCTACTATTGTTGGAACAGCTACTACTTTTAATTTTTATGAGAACTCAAATTACCTTCAAGTTCCAGACTCAGTAGTTGGAATTGAAAAGATATTTAAATTTGATACCAGTTCAATATCTGGTGGAATGTTCAGTATCAAATACCAGTTATTTTTGAATGACTTATATTATTTCAATTCTGTTGAATTATTACAATATTCCATGACTAAAACATATCTTGAAGATATTGATTTTCTTTTAACTACAGATAAGCAAATTAGATTTAATAAGAGACAAGATAGATTATATCTAGATTTTGATTGGAGTGCTAAAACAAAAAATACATATTTGGTAATTGATTGTTATCGAGCACTTGATCCTGATAATTTTAATCAGGTCTATAATGATAGTTTTGTAAAACAATATCTAACAGCACTTATAAAAAGACAATGGGGACAAAATTTAATTAAGTTTAGAGGAGTTAAACTTCCCGGAGGTATTGAATTGAATGGTAGAGAAATTTATGAAGATGCTGAACGGGAGATAGATACTCTTAGAAATAGAATGATGCAAGATTATGAATTACCACCTTACGATTTTATTGGATAATGGCACTTAACCCTTTTTTCTTACAAGGTTCACAAAGTGAACAAAGGCTTGTTCAGGAGTTAATTAACGAACAACTCAAAATTTATGGTGTTGAAGTAAGTTATTTACCTCGTAGAGTAGTAAACCAAGATACAATTTTAAATGAAATACAATCATCTAAATTTAGTGATAATTTTTCCATTGAAGCATATGTAAACACCTATGAAGGATATGGTGGTGCAGGAGATATAATGACGAAATTTGGAGTTAGTTTAAAAGACGAACTCACAGTGACTATTTCAAGAGAAAGATTTGAGGATTTTATATCACCTTTTCTAGGAAATTTTAGTGAGGAAGAAATAAGTCTTAGTTCAAGGCCAAGAGAAGGTGATTTAATTTATTTTCCTTTGGGTGGCAGATTATTTGAAGTAAAATTTGTTGAGCATGAGCAACCTTTTTATCAGTTGGGAAAAAATTATGTTTATCAACTAAAATGTGAACTCTTTGAGTACTCTGATGAACTTGGTGGATGGGATCAACTTAGTACAACGACTGAAGAAATTGATAGTGTATTGGAAAATCAAGGGTATATCACTTCTTTAATTATGATAGGATCCGGAACAACGGCACAGGTTACCCCAGTTACTGGAACAGGATATGTTAGAAAAATATTTTTAAATAATGATGGATATGGATATACATCGATTCCAACTATTTCCTTTACTAGTTCCCCAGAACAATCTTTTATATCTAATGCATCGGCAGTAGCAATTACGACTGTAAGTTCAAATATTCATTCAATACAAGAAATATTATTAACTAATGCTGGATTTGGTTATACTGAGGCACCTACAATATCGATTTCGGGTGGAGGTGGATCTGGTGCAATAGCAACATGTTCAATAGAAACCGAAGAAACTGGTATTGTAAGATACAGTATTACAAATGCAGGAACTGGATATCCTATCCCTCCAGAGGTTACAGTTGGAGTTCCTGTAGGTCCTGGTGCTGCTGCAACAGCAACTATTAGCGGTCTTGGTACTGTAAATGGAGTTACTGTAACTGATGGTGGAAAATATTATAACCAGTCAAATCCTCCTATAGCCACATTCTCTGCTGCTCCAGCTGGAGTTGTAAATGCCGGTAGTATTTCTACTACAGGTGCTGGACATGTCAATGGTGGTAATTATAACACTACGGGTGGAAGCGGAACAGGATTTAGAATCCAAGGACAAGGTAGTGGTGGAATGATAGGATTTACTATTCTTTCGGGTGGACAAGGATATGTTGTTGGAGATATAGTTGCCACAGTTAATTCCAATCCAGCTTATATTGAAATTACTGGAGTAACTGATCATACAACTGCTACAGGTATTTCATCTGTCAGTTCTGCAGGAATAGTAACTTCTGTTACTATAACAAACGCAGGAACTGGATATACTATGGCACCTACAGTAAGCATAGCAAATACTGTGGGCAATAAAGATTACCCAAATACTTCATTAGTTACAGCAATTGCAAAAGCAAATGTTTCCACTGAAAATAAATTATCTTCGATTAATATTATCGAACCTGGAGTTGGGTATAATCCAATACAACCAGTAACCATAGCATCTCCCCCAACCACTGGAATTGGAACGTTTACATTCAATGAACTTGTTACTGGTTCAATTTCTGGCGCACAGGGAAGGGTAAAAACTTGGGATACGACCACAAATACACTTAAATTGGGAACCACGAACGGAACTTTTGTTCCGGGAGATATTATTGTCGGATCTGCATCATCAGCAAAATATTCTGTTGATTTTGTTGAATCTGCAGAATTTGCTGATAAATATGATGCAGGAGTTGAAATAGAAGAAGTAGCAGATACAAATCTGGACTTCACGGAAAGTAATCCATTTGGTACATACTAATGTTAGGAACTTATTACTATCATGAAATAATGAGAAAAACAATTGTTGCCTTTGGCACATTGTTTAATCAAATTTATATTCGTCACGATGATAGATCAGGAAATACTTATAGTGAATTAAAAGTTCCACTGGCATATGGACCATCTCAGAAATTTCTTGCCAGGTTAGAGCAACAAGGAGATTTGAACAAACCCGTTCAAATTACCCTTCCAAGAATGTCCTTTGAGATGAATAATATTCAATATGATTCTACAAGAAAAGTGGGGATAACTCAAACATTTCAGGCTATTGATAAAAACAATTCGAAAGTTAAAAAAGTTTTTATGCCAATTCCATATAATATTGGGTTTGAACTTAATATTCTTACAAAATTGAATGATGATGCTCTTCAAATTATTGAGCAAATACTTCCATATTTTCAACCATCATTTAATATTACAATTGATTTAGTTAGTTCTATTGGTGAAAAAAGAGATGTTCCCATTGTCTTAGATAGCATATCTTTTCAGGATGATTATGAAGGAGATTTTCTAACACGAAGATCACTAATTTATACTCTTAGATTTACTGCTAAGACGTACTTATTCGGTCCTGTTGCTGATAGTTCTGATGGTCTCATTAAAAAAGTACAGGTGGATTATTATGCAGATACTAATAGACAAACTGCAAAACGTGAAATGAGATATACCGCATCACCTAAGGCATTAACGGATCAAAATAATGATGGTGTTGTTAACACAGCAGATGATGCTCTACTTGGACCTGATGATGATTTTGGATTTAACGAAGAAACTACTTTCTTCTCGGATTCTAGAAGTTATAGTTCAACACAACAAAGAGATATTTAATGAGTTATGACTGATAATGATATGAATGAAGTTGTGCCGGTAGAGTCGTCTCATAATAAAATTATTCCGGAAAATCAAGACATCCAAAAAGATTATGAATACACAAGAGCAAATCTGTATTCATTAATTGAGAAAGGACAGGAAGCTATAAACGGAATCATGGAACTTGTCGGTGAGAGAGGAAGTCCTAGAGCATATGAAGTTGCAGGTCAACTCATTAAAAGTGTTGCTGATACTACCGATAAATTAG